GCTGTAGGTTATGCAGGGGGTGGCGGTGGTGCTGGTCGAGGTTCAGGCGGTACTGCTGGAACTGGTGGCGGTAATGGAAATGCAAACGCTAACGGCTCAAACGCACCTGTAAATCGTGGTGGCGGTGGTGGTGGATCAGGCGTAGATGGTGGTGGAACTGGTGGAAATGGTGGTTCAGGTATTGTTATTCTTTCTATTCCTACGGCTCGTTATTCAGGAACAACTACTGGTTCTCCAACTGTAACAACAAGCGGTTCTAATACTATTCTTCAATTTACTTCTTCAGGGAGTTACACAGCATGAGCCATTTTGCTAAAGTTTTGAACGGCAAAGTCGTTCAATTAATTGTTGCCGAACCTGAATTTTTTCAAACTTTTGTAGATTCTTCAGCAGGAGAATGGATTCAGACTTCCTACAATACGCATGGAAACCAACATAAGTTAGGCGGCACACCTTTGCGTGGTAACTTTGCTGGCATTGGTTATGTTTACGACAAAACAAACGATGTATTTTACGAACCACAACCTTATGCTTCATGGACATTAAATCAATCTACTTGGATTTGGGAAGCCCCAGCACCACACCCACAAGACGGTAAAAAATATAGCTGGGATGAATCTACAACAAGCTGGAAGGAGATTGAATAATGGCTGTCACATTAAACGCATCTACATCTAGCGGTTTAGTACAAACTGCTGATACAAGCGGAAATATTGAACTACAAAGTAATGGAACTACTAAAGCAACTGTTAGCTCTAGCGGTTTAGCAATTGGTCAATACAACCCATCTACATCCCTTGTTACTAGCGGTACTGCCGTAGCTACTACAAGCGGAACAAGCATTGACTTTACAAGTATTCCTAGCTGGGTCAAGCGTATTACTGTAGTTCTAAAAGGTGTTAGCACTAACAGTACAAGTAATTTATTGATACAAATAGGCTCAGGTTCAATAACATCTAGTGGCTATCTTTCAGTTGCAACTTATTTAACAACAAGTGGAAATGCAGCTACTTCAACTGCTGGTTTTATTTTGCAGGCTTACAACTCTACAGGGGTATTAAGCAGTGGAAATATTACATTGTCTTTGATTTCAAGCAATACATGGGTTGCATCAGGTGTTATTTCGCTTTACGAATTTCTTGGAACTCAGATGAGTGCTGGTAATAGTTCTGCCTTAGGTGGTGCATTAGACCGCATCCGCATCACCACAGTAAACGGCACAGATACATTTGATGCTGGCTCAATCAACATTCTTTACGAGTAAACCATGAACAGAATAGAAATTGATGTGATTACTGGTGAGCGTAAGGTTATTGAATTAACTGCGGAAGAAATTGCACAAGCCCAAACACAATATACTGAATGGCTTGCTAATCAACCAACCAAAGAAGAACAGATTGCTAAACTGCAAGAACAGATTGACGCTATAAAAGGAGTCGCATAATGCCATTAACTATATCGGGCGATACACCAAACTTTAGTGCCGCAACAATTACTACTGGCACAATTACTACAGCAACAATTCCAACCGCTACAGTAACTACTTTAAACACCCCTACAGGAGTTCTTGCAACACAGAACGGCATGACTGGTATTGCTAAAGCATGGGTAAACTTTGCAGGTGCAAGTGGAACAGTTAATGGTTCGTTTAATGTTAGTTCTGTAACTCGGTCAAATACAGGTCGATACACTATAAATTTTACTACTGCTATGCCTAATACTAATTATGTTGCGACTATTGCTCAACAATATTCTTCAACTGCTATTATGGGTCAAATGCAAATATTTACAACTGGATTAACTACATCTGTATTACCAGTTGAATTTACTAACTCTGCAAATAATGCATACACCGACCCTGTTGCGGCTCATGTAGCAGTTTTTAGTTCATAAGGATAAATCATGTCACAAGTAATTATTTACACAAACGACAATGGCGGTGTATCTGTCTGCGTTCCTACTGGCGAATTGCCTATTGAACAAGTATTAGCAAAAGACTGCCCTGAAGGTGCAATTATTGTTGATAGCGATACATTGCCTAACAACGATTTTTTTAATGCATGGGAACTTAATGACACAACTGTAACAGTCAATTTTGACAAAGCCAAAGCTATCACTAAAGACCGCCTAAGAGCAGAACGCACTCCGCTATTACAAGCACAAGATGTAGCGTTTCAACGAGCATTAGAAAGCGGTGCTGATACTTCTGCGATTGTGGCTGAAAAGCAAAGACTACGGGATGTAACCCAATTAGCTGATTCCGCTACTACTTTAGATGAACTTAAAGCCATTACGGTATGAACATGAGTTTTGAGATTGATCCCGTTAAATACGGTGTCCTTTGGCAGAAGGTAGAGAACTATGAAGCCAAGTTCGATGAAATGTCTAAAAAGATCGACAAGATGGAAGCTTCTGTTGAAGAACTGGTCGCAATGGCTAATCGTTCTAGGGGCGGTTTTTGGGTCGGTATGGGGTTTGTATCAGCTTTTAGTTCACTCGTGGGTTTTATTGCACATTGGCTTGGTAACAGGTAGGTTATCAATGTGTCGGATGGTTTACTAGAAGGTGCAAAGTCCCTCAGTAGTTCCCTAAACGCAAGTCGGGATGTTAGTAAAGAACTATCTAAAAGTATTGCGGATGTTCAAAAAGAAGCTTCCGATGTAGCGCAACAGCGTAACCTTGACAGGCGCAGGGAACTTAGAGAGAACGAGGTACGCAAGGAACTATTCCTCAAACGAGTCCTAATTCAGTGGGAGCATGAGGAGCAGGTCAGGCGGGAAGAAGCAAAGATACGGGCAGACTTTTTAAAGAAGTACGGTAAACGCTGGGCTGAAGTCGAAGCACTAAAAGCCAAGTTAGAAAAGCAGGACAAAGAGTTTCAAAAGGCATTTGATAAAGACCTAAATCGTGCAAGAGTAGCGCAATTTTGGTGTTTTGTAGTAGCTGGATATATCGCTTATTTTTTAGTGTGGGGGTCTAAATAATGGATGCACTACTTGGAATCTTAAAAGGCGTTGCGCCAGTTCTAGCAACAGCGGTGGCAGGGCCAGCAGGGGGTGCGGCAGTAGGCTGGATTGCCTCAAAGCTAGGCATCCCTGACGATACGATAGAAGGGGTCACCAAAGCCCTTACAGGCAATCCTGAGATGGCTATGAAGCTTAAGGAACTTGACCTTGAGTACGCTAAATTAGACGCACAAGATCGTGATTCTGCCCGCCAAGCATACGCCCAAGTCGCTACCTCAGAGTACGCTACAAAGCTAGAAAAAGCCGTAGTACCCGTTCTAGCCCTAGGCGTGGTAGGTCTAGCGTTTATGCTTATTGGTATCTTGATGTTTGTAGATACCCCCAACGACCAACAACAATTAGTCATCTTTGCCTTAGGGTTTATAACGAGTGCCGCAGGGCAGGTCTTATCGTTCTACTTTGGTTCTAGTCAGGGTTCTAAAGACAAGACCGAAGAAATGAAAGGGATGCTCAAAAAATGAATCTATCCGAACACTTTACCCTAGACGAACTGACCCACACAGACCACAGGCAGTTTGACAATACGCCCAATGCCTCAGAGATGGCTAACCTTGTGCGCCTAGCATCATTCCTTGAGGAAGTTAAGTCTGTTTTAAATAATAAGCCCGTGATGGTTAACTCAGCTTTTCGTTGCAAAGAAGTCAATGACGCTGTAGGATCAAAGGACACTAGCCAGCATCGGATTGGATGTGCCGCAGATATTCGAGTACCAAGCATGACCCCCGATGAAGTAGTTAAGGCGGTGATTGCATCGGGGATTGGATATGACCAAATTATTCGAGAATTTGACCGTTGGACACATATTAGTATTCCTAGTGTTGCTGGGGATAATCCTCGCAAGCAAGCACTAATTATTGACCGTACAGGTACAAGACCGTACTAAAACAGTTCGGTCAGGTCTACGATTTTCCACAAGTCCTTGGGGACATCGTAAAAGTATTCATCTTTAGCGACTGCCCTGTTCGGTACTTCAATTAGCGGGCATTCCTTGATCTTATTTGCCCTGATCCAGTAGGCGTGGGTCAACGGACGGTTTACTACATACATCGTGGTTCTAGGATGGGTAAACAGCTTCTCCTTCCTTTGGGCAATGTGTATCGTGTTAAACGGGCAAAACTCCCAATCCCTGACCTCTACCTCAGCGTACCCGATATTCTCACCCTTACGGCTTAATACGAGGTCTACAGCGTACTTATCAGGGTTCGGGGTAGCCTCTATATACCAAAGGTTTTTAAGCCACCTAGCGACCGCTTCACGGGCGGGTGGATCGCACTCATCGTGAAGGCGTTGGTCAAAAGGCTTGTACTTCACTCTTGTGCCTTTCTTAATATTGCTCTAGCAAATTCAATCCAGCCTTCATTAGAATCAATATGGTTTACAACTGCATTACCTACTGCAATTATTTCCTCATCTGTTAGTTCTTTTACTGGATGGGTATAGAGTGGAATCAAGTCTTTAAATCCCATTTCCTCAAAGTAATCTTTACTTCTTGACACATCACCGCCTTGACTCATCCACGCTACTGGTTCATTGTTCATAGTACATAACCGTGCATCAGGTAGTTAGTCCCGAAAAACACTACACAAAACAGGATTGCCGCCAAACCACCCAAGAGGAACATACGGATAGACTCGATACGCTCCTTCTTCTTTTCTGAGGCTCTTAAAGCGTTGTACGCCTCTAGGTCACCCCAACCCTTATCGATCATGCGCTGACGGTCATTAAACTTGCGCTGGGCTTCATAAAAGCGTTCTGCATCTCGTTCGCTTTGTAACATGATGACTCCTTATTGAAAGATACGATAACGGGGGTTGCAGGTCACTTCTACGGGTACATCGGTGGTAACCCCGTTGATCCTGCGCTTGGCGGTAATGACTACGGGGCGTGTGCCAGCATCCTCACACTCATTGATGCCTAGGATAACCTGCGCCCGTGTCATGTGATACGCCTGTTTGTCGGTTTCTAAGGTGACATTAGGCGGTTCAAACGAACTACAGGCGGTAAGACTTAGCGTACTTAGCAACAAAACATACTTCATAAAAACCTTTCTGCCCCCGAAGGGGCGTTGATTAACGGGCTGTGACTTTAACTGTATAAACAGCAATGGCTGGCTTTTTATACTTAGCTAAAACTTCTTCTGTAATACCAAATGCCTCATATAAAGCCTTGGTATCTACGGTGGAACGCTGGTTGCCTGTGCAAACAGCTTTAAATACTTGACCTTCTACATCAAGGCGTTGATTGCCTTTTGCGTCAATTTCTTGAAGGGAACACTCATCTTTGAGTGCGTTTTTAATAGCGTCAGCTTGTGCTTCAAGTTCTGCTATTTGTGCTTGTAATGTGCCTAGTAAATCAACATTAGCGGCTTTGGTTTGCATTAACATTTTCTATCTCACTTTTCAAAAAGTATGCCCCCGTGGGGGCGTTTAATTATTTAATAAATTTCAAATCAGAAGTGTTGCCTTTCCATGTGCCGCCAACTTCATCGTATTGATTGTCAGGCAGAATAACTGTGTAAGATTTGCGGCCTTTGCCTTTATAAACCTGAACTTCTGTGCCAGCTGGGTAAAAAGCGGCAAATATGCTGTTTGACATACCACGCCAGTATGATTTTTTTAATATTGCTTTTTTGATTGTTTGCATTTGATTCTCCTTTTCTATCTCACTGCCCGATGCAGTAATGACAGTATAAGTTAAGTAATCTTAACAATGCAAGGTATTTTTATTAGGACAAACCCTAGGTTTTGGAGAAAAACAACAGGGCAGTATTTAGCAGTTACTACGAATAGGGCAGAAAGCCGCAAAATTCCCTAATTACTGCATCCTACTTTGGCGGCTTAACGCCCTTAAATAAGTGGGGTACTCGCTTGCGCTTTCCCCCGTTCCCGTGAAGGAACTTTAATTATAAGCCGTTCTTGATTTGGTAAACCCGTAACAAATGTTCAAAGCATTCCCAGCCCTTTTGAAGCCGATCCTGCTCAATTTCAATGAGTTTGACCTGATTGGTCAGGGCATTGACAAAGACAATAGCGCACCGTGCGCTGGGTACTCCTAGACCCTCACGGTAGGCGGCTAACTGCATCTCATGCTCAAAGTACACATCCACCTTATCTAAGTCGGTTTCTTTGGTCTTAAAATCGACTACAAAGCCCGCCCTAGCCATCAAGTCGCACTTGCCACCATACCCTAGCGGATGACCAAAAGACTGCTCTGAGAGCCACAATTGCTTCCCAAAAGCATTCTCTAAAGCTTCTATGATGCCGTTGATATACGGTGGCTTTTCGGGCATATACACACCCTCGAACCAAGTTTGGATGATGGCGTGTATTGCAGTACCTCGCTCTGCCGCTTCCCTGCCCGTAGCCTTACTATCTTGCATCACCCTAGCTAACCAATCAGCTTCGGGTTCGTCAGGCAGTCTAGGCAGGGTTAAGGCGGCTAAGAGGACTTGTTGTTGCTTCCATGTATCAAGCCCTGCTTTCGATAGCATTCCGTTAATTGTTGTAACACTTGGCAAAAGTCCGAGTTTCCGTGCGTCACGGAGCGTTGTGTTGCGTTCCTGCCCGTTTGCCCCCCTGACGGTGTATGCACTTTCCCCACCTTTGGTATACCAGTGACCTGATTCACTTAGTTTCTCCTTGACTATCATGGTGTCCTTAGAATGGGGGTGGGCCAAAACCATCATCATCTGCCAGCTTGGGCGCATTCTTCTCACGCTCCTGCTGACCCCGCCACTCGCTACTCTCCGCTATCTTTTCCTTGTAATACTTAGGTAGCGCATCGTATTCTTCCTGCTTATAGTTTTGCAACCAAAAGATTTTGGTGGGGTTAATACCTTCAGGCTGGGCGTTACGCAATGCGCTAGGCACAGGACTGATACCTGAAATATTAGCGTACTTACCATCCTCAGAGTGCGTAATATTGACCATGCAGAACTTACCCAATAAGTTCTTGAGGTCAAAGTTCTTACGATCCTCGGTGGTCATTTTTTTGTTTGACCATGCTTCTAGGTCTTGGCGTAATCGTGCCTGATCTCCAAGGCTGACGGTATACCGCTTAGATACGATTAGTGGCTTACCATCGTCTGTCTGTAATGGTTTGCCATCCTCATCATCTCCGTGCAGTTCCCAAGTCAATACGACCTTGTGCATGATCTTGGTTTCTCCAGCCCACTCGGTAGCTTGATGGCCTAGGTCGATGACGGAATAAAGCCGTGCCATATGCAAGCCAGCAGGGGCAATTCTAAAATCTCGTTGGGTATCAGAAATAATCATTTTTTTTCCTTGTTTAGTAGATTTCTAACAACATTGCGACAATACGCATTAGCGGCATTACCATCTGAATCGCTAATCTGAAGTCTTGTTACATCGGCAAATTCAGGATTAAAGACCTTTAATGACCGTGCTAATAAGTCATTCTTATCGTTTGATAATGCCCTGCCATCTGTTACCTGTCTAATAAAAGCATGAG